TTGGCTACTTTTATTGGTGGCCAAATGTCTGCCACTCAAGTATTGAATGCCGCTAGTTACTCAGACCAGGTCCCGTCCGGTCTTGATACTGCACTGAAGGTCAACTTTGGTGCTGCACAAGGCACTGCATCTGACCCTGTGATGGTTGATGCTCTTGGTAATGTTACATTTAACCAAACAGGTCTTTACTTAGTTAATGGAATGGGTAATGTTGAGCGCTCTGGATCAGGTGGCGTAGCAACTTTGTTGTTTCGTCCTGTAGTAAACGGGTCTCCTATTGGGGTTGTAAAAGGCTTTGATATTGGCACTAGTCAGTCTATGATGCCATACGAGCTAACGATTCCATTCTATGTGTCATCAGCTGGAACTACGTTTTATTTTGAAATATTGCGAGATAGTTCAGGCGTGAATGACGGTGGCCTGTACGACCACGTTACTGCAAGCTCTTGGGCAGATGTCCCATCTTCGAACTTGCAGATCTGGAAGATCGGAGGCTAATATGGACATTCGCAAAATTTCAATCGGATCTGACTACAAAAATGCTATGAACTATGTAAAGGGCCAATCGGTCCTTTCTGGTTCGTATACGATCAACCACATTCGTAGGACTACAGAAGGAGAGTTCCAGGTGTGGATTGAAAAAGATAAAGAGGTCTTCCTATGGAAGTCATTCACGGTAAACATGCCGTGCTCAGTTGAATATAATATCGAATTTTAATATATGCAATCGCTCTACTATTTTGTGGTAGAGCCTGTTGATGGGAAAAGGTACACTAATACCAGAAGCTACGGAGACAAAGAGTTTATTATTAGCACCTCGCAAGAGGACCACACCGTTACAAACAGGCTCGCAAAGGTCGTCAATGTCCCCTTCGGATATAGCGGCCCTATCGCTATTGGTGATGACGTCATTGTTCACCATAATGTTTTTCGTAAGATGTTTGATATGAGGGGAAAGGAGATTGACTCCTACTCGTTCATTCGTGAAAACCTGTACTATCTTGACGACATGCAGCTGTATGCGTATCGGCACCCAAACGAAGACTGGGAGCCTGTAGGCCGTTATTGCTTCGTAGAGCCAATCAAAGTACAGGAAGATACCCTTGTGTCCAAGAAGGGGGAGAACGTCGCTCTATGGGGCTCTATTGTGTATCCTAACGATAGATTGCGTGAGCTGGGTTTGTCCAGCGGAGATATTATATCCTTTCAGCCTGATTCTGAGTATGAGTTCAGGATTGACGATAGGATTTTGTACAGAATGTATGACTCAAACGTATGTCTCAAACAAGAAAACTAAAAGAGGAGATCATCACAGCTGGCGAGCACGCTGTCAAGGAGCTGATCAAAGTGGCCAAAGAGCCAATAGTGACAGGTGACATTGAGAGCGACTTATCTGCCGACAGACTCAAGAATGCTGCTGCGGCCAAGCGCTTAGCAATCATGGACGCATTTGACATCCTGCGTAGAATAGACGAAGAACGGAACCTCCTCATTGAAGACGAGTCTTCAATGTCTGAGTCCATCACATCCACCAAAGGCTTTGCAGAAAGACGTAGCAAGTGAACTATGGCTTGTACGAAATAACGGACATCAAGTTACCAAAGCGCAAGCATTGGGACTATGGCTACAACCAAGACCATGACGTTGTGGTTATCTCTCGTGACGGAACCGTTGGGGAGGTATACAACATCAATGGCCTGAAGGTGGCGTTGCCAAAGGCACCCGACAAACTTGAGAAGGGTCCGAACAAGTGGCAGCCGGCTAGCATGCCGAAGGAGCTTGATAAGATCAAGAGCATCTTTGAGTGGAACAGACGTGACAATGCGTTCAAGGCAAAGTGGGTGGACTACATCGAGCGTGAGTTTGATAGGCGTGACAACGGCCATTGGTTCATGAACAATGGTGTGCCGACCTATATTACAGGTAGCCACTATATGTACTTGCAGTGGACAAAGATTGACGTTGGACACCCGGACTTTCGTGAGGCCAACCGCATATTCTACATATTTTGGGAGGCGTGCAAGGCTGACACGAGAAGCTTCGGTATGTGCTACCTAAAGAACCGTCGATCTGGATTCTCGTTCATGTCGAGTGCAGAGATGGTAAACCAGGGTACAATTACCCGTGATTCTCGCTTCGGTATCCTCTCTAAGACAGGTGCTGATGCAAAGAAGATGTTCACGGACAAGGTTGTGCCTATCTCTATTAACTACCCGTTCTTCTTCAAGCCCATACAAGATGGTATGGACAAGCCAAAGACAGAGCTGGCGTACCGTGTACCTGCGTCTAAGATTACACGCAAGAACATTGACAACAGAGAAGAGGAGGACCTAGAGGGTCTTGACACCACCATAGACTGGCGCAACACAGATGACAACAGCTATGACGGTGAGAAGATGCGTATGCTGATCCATGACGAGAGTGGTAAGTGGGAGAAGCCAAACAACATCCTAAACAACTGGCGTGTAACAAAGACCTGTCTTCGCTTGGGTAGCAAGATCATCGGTAAGTGCATGATGGGATCTACCTGTAACGCACTTGACAAGGGTGGTGACAACTTCAAGAAACTATACGAGGATTCTCAGCCATCAAACCGCAACAAGAACGGGCAGACCAAGAGTGGTCTGTATGGCCTATTCATTCCTATGGAGTGGAACTTCGAAGGGTACTTTGATGAGTACGGCTGGCCAATCTTTGAGGTAGAAGGAGAAGAGGTGATGAACTCAGAAGGCAACTACGTAGACATCGGAGTGGTTGAGTATTGGAACAACGAGGTGCAGTCACTCAAGAGCGACTCTGATGCACTCAATGAGTTCTATCGTCAGTTCCCACGAACAGAGGCCCATGCGTTCCGTGATGAGAGCAAGAACTCTCTGTTCAACCTAACCAAGATATACCAACAGATAGATTATAATGATACGCTTATTAAAGAACGTGTTCTCACACGTGGCCGATTCCATTGGCGTGATGGCAAGCAAGACACGGAGGTCATTTGGACGCCTGACCCCAGTGGTAGATTTCTCGTTTCTTGGTTACCGGCACAACACCAACGAAACAACGTCATCAGTAGAAACGGACTAAAGTATCCCGGAAATGAGCACCTTGGGTCGTTCGGCTGTGATCCGTATGATATTTCTGCTGTTACGTTTGGCCGTGGCTCTGCTGGGGCTCTTCATGGTATGACGAAGTTCCACATGGATGATGGCCCTGTCAACACGTTTTTCTTGGAGTATGTCGCACGTCCACAGACGGCAGAGATATTCTTCGAGGAGATACTCATGGCCATACACTTCTATGGCATGCCAATCTTGGCGGAAAACAACAAGGCTCGCCTGTTGTACTACCTGAAGGAGAGAGGCTACAGGCCGTTTTCAATGAACAGGCCAGACAGAAAGCTGAACATGCTCTCTAAGACCGAGAAAGAGCTCGGTGGTATACCCAACTCATCTGAGGACGTGAAACAGGCTCACGCAACGTCTATTGAGGCGTATATCGAAAAGTATGTAGGCTTTGATATGGACGGAACGTACAGAGAGCCTGATGAGATTGGGAATATGTATTTCTCAAGAACACTACAAGATTGGGCACGTTTTGATATCAATAACCGTACAAAGTATGACGCAGCCATTAGTAGTGGTTTAGCACTGATGGCCAACCAAAAGTTTATATTGGATACGAAGAAGGAAAATCCAAAGATTAGTATCAAGTTTCCTACGTATTCAAATAAAGGGTATATTAGCGAGATAAGGAAATAGCCCTATCTTTGCAGAAAACAATGGCGGATCAGAAAATAATTCTTCCATACGTATCGTTTCCGAACCAACTTGCTACCGACGCTGAGAAGGCATCGGAGGAGTATGGCCTGAAAGTGGGCCAGAGCATCCAATACGAGTGGTTCAGGAATGGTGGCGGTTCATGCCGCTACTACGATCAATGGATTCAGTTTCACAAACTCCGTTTGTACGCACGTGGCGAGCAGCCCGTTGGAAAGTACAAGAACGAGTTGGCGGTGGACGGGGACTTGTCCTATATGAACCTTGACTGGACGCCTGTTCCTATCATTCCTAAGTTCGTTGACATTGTTGTCAATGGAATGGCCGATAGGTTGTTTACGGTTAAGGCCTATGCCCAGGATGCTATGAGCGCAGAGAAGCGTTCTCAGTATCAGGACATGGTCGAGGCCGACATGGTGGCTAAGGATTTCTTGCTGCAAGCTAAAGAAACATTTGGATTGGATGGATTTAGCGTTCCTCCCGATGAGCTTCCAGGTAGCGATCAAGAGTTGAACCTGTACATGCAGATCAACTACAAGCCCAGCATTGAAATTGCAGAAGAAGAAGCTATACACACTTTGCTCGACAAGAACCGCTATGATGAGGTTCGCAAACGGGTTGATTATGACATTACAGTCTTGGGCCTTGGAATGGTTAAACATTCCTTCGACATGGCCAATGGTGTTAAGGTTGATTACGTTGATCCTGCTAATGTTGTATATTCATACACGGAATCTCCTACGTTTGATGACTGCTTCTACTTCGGAGAGGTCAAGACGGTCCCCATTACAGAAATTAAAAAGATCAAGCCTGATATTACAAAGGAAGAGCTTGAGGAGATTTCGAAGATTGGCAGCAGCTGGTGGGACTATTACCCTGCGATTCGGGCGTACCGTGACAGCCTCTTTGATAGAGACACCGTCACGTTGCTATACTTCAGTTACAAGACTGACAAGAAGTTTGTATACAAGAAGAAATTCTTAGACAACGGAGGAGAGAAAGTAATCCGCAAGGACGAAGGTTTCAATCCACCAGCAGAAGAGCAGGAGCGCTACGAGCGTATTGAGAAGCGTATTGACGTGTGGTATGATGGCGTCATGGTCATGGGTTCAAACAACTTGCTAAAGTGGGAGTTGCAGAAGAACATGGTACGCCCAAAGTCTGCGTCTCAGTATAGCATCCCAACCTACATCGCTGTAGCTCCTCGTATGTATAAGGGCGTTATTGAGTCGTTGGTTAGACGAATGATTCCATTCGCTGACTTGATTCAGGTTACGCACTTAAAGCTTCAGCAGGTTCTGTCTAAGATTGTGCCTGATGGTGTGTTCATTGACGCTGATGGTCTTAACGAGGTTGACTTGGGCAACGGTGCCGCATACAACCCAGAAGACGCTCTGCGCTTGTACTTCCAAACAGGTAGTGTGATTGGACGCTCCTACACACAAGACGGAGAGTTTAACAACGCACGAGTTCCCATCCAGGAGCTCAGCAAGAACAGCGGTCAAGCCAAGATCGCAAGTCTTATCGGTGCATACAACCAGTACATGCAGCAGCTGCGTGACGTAACTGGTTTGAACGAGGCACGTGACGGCTCTATGCCTGATCCCGACTCGTTGGTTGGTCTTCAGAAGTTGGCTGCAGCTAATAGCAACACCGCTACTCGTCACATCTTGGAGGGTTCATTGACCATTACTAAGCGTTTGGCTGAGGCTGTGTCATGCCGTGTGGCTGACATCTTGGAGTATGCTGACTTTGCTGAAGAGTTCGCCATGCAGATTGGCAAGAACAACGTTGGTGTGTTGGATGAGATTTCTGATTTGTACTTGTACGACTTTGGTATCTTCATTGAAGTTTCTCCTGACGAAGAGCAGAAGGCTCAG